AAATCTATATTAATTTTATTATTTCTCATACCTTTTAGTTCTTCATCCATAGACTCAATTAAACCTGCCATATGCTCCACCAACATAAATAATTCTGCCTCCCCACTTGATTGACCAAGTTCTCCACGCGGGTATTTGATTCTAAATTCAGAATTTTGTTCTAAATCTTTTTGCATCAACTCTAAAGTTGTTGTGTGTTTATTAAGAGTTTCAATAATACCAAAATAAGCCCAAGTGCCAATTGCTACTAGCGTTATTAAAGAAGCAACCGTTTTCATAGGCATTTGTACACGTGCTTCGTCCGATATATTTAATGGTTTATTGCTCATCTAGGATGTTTCCACTCTTTCATTTTTTTTGCATTTTCTAATTTTGCCTCTTCTTCTGCTTTAGCTTTATCTATTGCTTCCATTTCTTCTGTAATTCTTTTTTGTTCAGCTTCATCAGCTATTTTTCTATCTTCCATACGTTTTACATATATATCATAATCTGGTCTTTCATGGTCATATTTAGACCACAAAGCTTGAGCTTCCTTCCCTATGCGGCCGTCAATCGGGCAGGGCGTACCAGCTTGTATCATTGACTCAAACACACGCTCATCTTGACATAAAATAGCAACTGCTGCTACTTTCATGCCAAAATCATTAAGTATCCTAGCTAATTTTAATCTTTCACAATTTTTATCTATAAAATGTTTACCACCACTAATACCAAGTCCAAATGTTTGAACACCTAAAGATCCTCCTACAGCACAAACATCTTGCGTCATACTGTTATATGATGGTGATGAAGCTGATGGTGGTGCTGATTTAGTATTTGAATTAGTTGTATTTGTTGTAGTGCTATTAGAACTTGATCCAGATTGATATGTTGTTGTTGCTGTGGATGTATATCCACCTTCAATTGCAGTATTAGAACCTGAAGTATTTGTTTGTGTAGAACCTGCTCGAGCTGGTCCACCACAAAAAGCTAGCAAAGTCATTAATATAATTAATAAACCTGTAAAATAATAGTTCATCCTGCAACACTCCATTAAGTTGCTCCCCTACATGACGGACAAGTTTTTTTAAAACCTTCGGGATGTTTTTCACAAACAATTGGTATTTCTGGTTTTGGTACATCTTCGTACATTGCAATATGTTCATCTTTACATTGACAAAATCTACCAAAAAATTTTTCTATTAGTGATTTAATCCATTTTTTAATCATTTTTCTTTTCCTCCATTTCATAGAAGAACTTATCAGTATCTTCTGTTCGCCATTTACCAGAATTTTCTACATTCCATTCTGATGTTTGGACTTTCCAATCAGGAATATTATCTTTAACTGTAAAAGAAGGTATATCCCAAATTAATCTATTGTTAGGTTGTGCTGCATAGTTACCATCATCTAGGGCAAGTATGTGAGCGCACTTATGCTCGTGCGGTATTTCCGAGTGATCGGTGTCAACTATATTACTCTCTGGATGTGCAAAGTCAACTGTGAATAAGTAGGATCCGTAATGCCACTTCTTATCTTTACCAATATATTTTCCTGATTGTCCGCCTAAAATATCGTAACAAGTAATAGCAGGGTAATAAGAAAAACTATTCCACAATTCCAATTCATCAAGTCTTTTATTCGGAACAGACTTGGGGTCATAACCACGTTGAATAAAAGCCGATATGGGTAAACGATAAAAGATAGCACCGTTTTCCATGATGGCATGCCAGAGGATAGCTTTTCCCGTAATGGCTGTAAGCCCGAAGATAATACAGTCTTCAACTTCGCCATGATGTTTTTGTAAGTCATACAAATACTCCTTTTTTATTTGCGCGTATTGTACAGGAATATTTGCATTTAAGTAAGACATATTTTAACCTCATTTTACCGTGCCCCAATTAAGTCCAGATTCATAATCAACTTTATTAGGAACCTCTAAATTAACAGCATCTTCCATAATCTCAACAATTTTTTGTGCGTGTTTTTCGTCCTTAACAGATATATCAAGTTCATCATGCACTTGTATATGTGGAATAATACCTTCTTTGTATAGTTCTATCATAGCTTTTTTTGTCATATCAGCAGCTGATCCTTGTATAAGTTTATTTAATGCTTTGTAAGTGTATGCACGTTTAATCCCTGGTCCGTGTTCCGCGAGCGCTGCATCGTGAGGCAATGCTTTATGAATACCAAATTGATTTGGTTCCCATAAATGAAACCTACACAGTCTACCAAGTAAAGTTCTTATACGACCAGAATCCTGTGCTCGTTGCATAACATTATCCATTAACATTTTAACAAATGGAACTCTGTTATGATATTGTTTAAACAATGTATCAGATTTATCTTTTGATATACCAAGTTCAGCTTGTAATTTATTTTTACCCATACCATAAAACAAACCAAGATTTATAGTTTTAGCCTGTGATCTAGGTATTTCTGCCATATCAGCAACAATTGTATGAAAGTCAGCATCACCTTCTCTATAAGCGTCTAATACATCACCAACACCGTATAAATTTTGTAAAGCTGCGTAATGCACTACCAGCCTAGGTTCTTGTTGAGAATAGTCAAAACAACCCCATCTATGGCCTTCCTCGGGTATAAATAAAGCCCTGATCCGTGGTCCAAGATCTTTGTTACGTGCAGGTATTTGCTGTAAATTAGGGTTAGAATAACTAAACCTACCAGTCACAGTTCCACCATTATCTGAACGCAATTGATTTATATCAGCGTGAATTCTATCTTTATATGAGTGTTTTAATATGGTATCAATAAATGTGGTATGGGCCTTGTTGATTTCACGGGCCTGGGCAATTCGTTTCACTAGAGGGTGGGGGTGATTCTGAAGAAAATTTTTAGTAAAGGAAGGTGCTTGTGTTTTTTCAGTTCTATCGTAGTCTAATTTTAATTTATCAAAAACTTGTGCAATTGATCTTGCAGCCCATATTTGAGTTTCTACTCCTGTCTCTTTTTTTACTTCTTGGATTAACTTGGCTTCTTGCTGCGCTAATTGTTGCTTCATTGTATGAGCTTTTTGAACGTCCACTCTTACGCCAAGAAATTTCATATCAACCAAACAAGGAAACAAATCCGTTTCCAAATCAAAAATAGATTCAATATCCTGACTGTATATTTCTTTTTGTAATTCTTTCCAAAGTTCTAATGTTATCTCCGCATCTTTTTCTGCATATGCGCCAACATAAATGGCAGGTAGTTTATACATTTCTGCCTTGGCGTCAATACCCCAATCTTTTGCAGCTGAATATAAATCACTTTCATTTTTTGTTTTACCAGTGTATCTTTTAGAACAGCTGTTTAGGTCATAACGCATTTGATTTTCATCAACTAGGGCCGATGCAATCATCGTGTCAATTATTTTACCGTTAACACTTAAACCGAGCGCTCTTAACCAACACACGTCATACATAGCGTTGTGAAATATTTTATCTGCAGGTGTATCTAATACACCTTGAAACCATTTTAAAACTTTTTTACGATCCATGTTGCCACCACCTTCATGAGCAATAGGATAATAACCAGACCAATTTTTAACTGCCACGGCAATACCAACAACATCTCCTTTACCAACTACAGATCCTGATCCCATCTTCATAAGATCTGGGTCTTTAGTTTCTAAATCAATTGCTATCTCATCATATTTAGATAAGTCTGGAAAATTTTCTGGTGGTAGCCATTCTGTTTGTGGTTTAAATAGAGGTGTCTGCATCATAGTCCCTTTCAAGTATCATTTCTAAATAATGTATTGCTTTCTTGATGTCTTGTGCTTTTCCTTTTGACTGGTGTCTACAAATATATTTTATAGCGTTGCCTTCTGCAAAAAATAATTTGTTTTCATTTATAAATTCTGCAGGTTGAATTTTCATTTTGCGATAGTGTTTTCCTCCAACCTGATCTTCTAAAGAATTATAGTTTGATGATTTAAATATATCTTTATTTGTCATAGCATGTATCCTTTTTCATATTTTTTAGGTTCAATTATGTGTAAATTTTCTTTTGTTCTTGTTGCACCTACATAAAATAATCTATTTTCGTCATCAGGATTTTTTTCATAACTTTTCATAGTATTTTCTGTAAGATCTGTTAACAAAACAACGTTAGTTGCTTCACCACCTTTAGCTGCGTGTATAGTAGATAATTCTATTCTAGGTTTTTCGTTTAATTTTTCTCCATTCTTTCTCATTTTACGAAGGTAGTTTACCCTAGTTTGACCTGCATTGTCAAATGCTTCATACCAAACTGTTTTAACTTGTAGACCATAATCTTTTACAAGTTGATCCATTCCATAAAAAGATCCTTTAGCCATACCTTTTATTTTTTTTGCGTGCCAATTTTTAGGACCTATAAACTTAATCATGTTTTCTATTTCTTTGTAAGACACTAACTGTCCCTGACGTAAATGTTCCCATGACGTAGCTGCTTGGTGTAATTCTTTTTCACTGCTTCGTTTGTATCTGTTTTCATAATACAATCCTTGTCTATACAAAGACTCCTCTATGTCTGTAAGCATATGTCTAGTTCTACTTAATACTAACCAATCACCTGTTGACATGTCTATGCTGTCAATATCAAAATGTCTGTGTAAATTGCCTTGACTAACTCTAGGCTCCCACGATTTATCTATTCTATTTCTAATTTTATTTATAATACCCATAGCTAAACCATGTATTTTAGCAGGTATTCTATAAGACTGTGTTAGTGGTAGGTATTGTCCTTCTAGTGCTATAAAAGAATCTACGTCCGCTCCTGCCCATCTAAATATTGCTTGGTCGTCATCACCTGCAATAAAAGAATCTTTTGTTTTATTCCAAATAGATCGTGTCATGTCCCATTGCATCAATGATAAATCTTGTGCTTCATCTATAAATACTACATCAAACTTTGGTGACTTATCTGATTTTGTAAACTCTGTAATCATGTCATTAAAATCTATTAAATTATATTCTTTTTTATATCTTGCTAATTCGTTGTGTATAATTTTAAGTTGATCTCTTTCTAAATCTTGTGTGTGTTCCTGTAAATTAAACTGTTGTTCTGGTGTAATATTTCGTAGCTGTGCTAATTGTATAATTCTTAAATACTCACTGTCTGATGTAAAGATACCACCCTGATCTTCTTGATAGTCAGCGTATGTTACAGGAAAACCTAACTTCTTACCTAGATCTTTGTAATGTCTTGGTTGCATTACTTGGTCTTTTTTTAATCCTAACTTTCTAAATGCTAGTGAGTGTAGTGTTCTAAAGTATGGTAGATCATCTTCTGTTAAATTAAATTTTTTAATTGCTCTGTCTCTTGCTTCGTGTGCAGCTTTTTGTGTAAATGCAAAGTAACCTATCTTGTCAGGATCTGTTTGTTTTAAATAGTCATCAACTTTATTTAACAAAGTTGTAGTTTTACCGGTACCTGGTGGTCCTAATACAATCGTTCTCATTAATATGGGTCTTTCGGTTTAAGTTCTTTTTGATTGTAATCATCTTCTTTTTTATCAAACTGTTTAACTACAAACACAGAAATTCTTTCTTTACCAATACGTTTGTCATCACAGTTACATGTTTCTTTTAACATTTGTGCTGTACGTGAGTAAGGTACATCCCAACGTTTTCTAATTAAAAATTGATTATAAAATCTGTCAAACACAAAATGATGATTTCCTTCGTTAGTCCACACACCACCTTTTTTAAGATCATTTTTATCTGTAGATACTTGTCTGTTTAAACAATATTCTTCTAAATGATTTTGTAATTGATCCTGTGTAGTCACACCTTCTGGTGGATCTATTGGTTCGTGGTTCTTCATCAGTGGATTTATTATCATGTCCCAGTCTTTTGGTTTAACTGTTGGTGGTTTAAAGTCCAACTGTTCCATACATGCTTCTTGAAATAAACTTTGTTGTTTTAAAAACTTTACATTCTCCAGGTGTAGTCGTTCACCATCTACGTTAAGATAATAATATGGTTTTTCTAATTTAATTTTTTGTAAGTCAGTCAGTGCAGGAAATACTATCTCTTCACCAATACCAAACTTTCTTTCTCTACATAATTTTTTATCACACAGGTTACACATAGGTGTGTCATTACATTTGTAACCCCATTCTTTTTTATCATGTTGACGTTTAATTATCTCTACTTCAGACTCACTTAAAGGTATTGTTGATGCCGTTGCATTAAACAAAGTCATTTTACTTTTCCATTCTGCAGGCCATTTCTTTTTAGCATACACACCAAAATGAAACATAGAATTGTTACGACCGCCTTCTGGTATTTTATTCATAGCCATAAGTTCTATGCATGGTGGTGCATCAGAGTATTCTGATTGTGGTCTTTCTATTTTTATTTTTGTAATGTCTGTTTGTTTTATATTACTGTATATTGTGTAAAATTCTTCTAATGTTGCAGCTGCACCATCTTCTTTAAATGCATATCGTGTAGTATTGTCACCATTAAAGTATGGTAAATTTAAAAAGTTACCTGTGTCATCTGCTGATTTTAATTGTATTTGTTTTGGAAAAACTTCTGATCCGCCGTATCCTAATAATGTTTTTATTTCTGTTAGTTTGT